AGAACATAGATTGGCCGAGACATGGTTGCAGCCACATTCTCGCTGGCCGGATCCATGTTCTCGGTTGCCGGCAGCGGCTGCAGCACTTCATCTGCTGGCACCTTGAGGGTGCGGAGGAACATCTCCTCCACCTTCCGCATGTCGTACATCTGCGGCAGGGCGCCAGCACGCTGCATGATCGCCTGGACTTGGGCGAAACGCTGCGTTTCAGAGAAGATTGCCGGGTCGCTGACGGGCACAACATCAAGCGGCCCATCAAAGTCTGCCGGCTCAATCTCAATGCCAGCATCCTGCGCCTCAATATCCTCCTCAGTCAGATAGGCGCTGTTGATGCGGTGCAGGATCTTGAAGCACCGCGCCATTGAGTTGTGCAGGCGCGAGTGGATACTGGAAAACACCACCATTCCCTGCTCAATCAGCGCCATTGTCGTGCCGACAGGCTGATTGGGGTTCTGGTCGCTCAGCTTCTCAAAGCTGGTCTGCACAACGCCCTTGCCGGCGTCCACCAGGAAGCCCAGCAACTGGAACAGCGTGGGGCTCGGCGGGTTGAACGGCATGGGCATGGCGAGCTTACGCACGTCATCAATCAGCGCGCCGCCCTCCATCTCCACCACTTCAGTCGGCTGAAGGTTGATGGTCTGGCCGCCAGGGCCGCCCTTGAGCTTCAGCAGGGTGGGGATGTTCTGGATGTGGGCACTATCAAGCAAAGCCCGCAGCGCGCCCGTAGCAGCCCCAGAAAGGCCGCCAATCATGTGCGTCAGGCCAATCGGATAAGCACCGCGCCAAGGAACAAACGGGAACTCAACGATCCAATCCAACTCCGTGTGGGTGGGGTCGTCCTGCTCCCAATTGCGATACAGCGCCAGCGCCTTGCCGGTGGATTTGTCCACGCTCAGGATGTAGGGGCTGACGCCCTCATCAAAATCCAGAAACGTGTAAATCTCAAAGATCGTCCGCAGCCCGTCCTCGTTGTAACTGGTGGACTTGCGGCCCTCGATCTTGTCATTGGCGATGCTGGCCTTGGAGAACTCCGGATCATCCGGGTAGCCAAGATCCACATCAATATACATGCCCGCCTTAACGCGCCGCTCATATTCCATCTTTGTGATGTACTGAACATGCGTCTTGCGCTCGGCCGAATAGAAGTTGGTGGCAGCAAACGGCAGGTAAACGTCGTCAATCGGCACAAACTCGGCCTGGGGGCGCCGGTGCTGATTGTTCCACATGAATTTCATGTATTGGCCGCCGCCGAGCGGCAGCTGCGTGCTGAGCTGCTCCAACTCGGAGCGGAACTCCGGCATCTGCTCGGTGGTCTGCCAATTCATGAAGGTGGCCTTGCGCTCGGCCTTATCCACCTTCTCTTTGTCTTTTTGGCCGTAAATTTTACTCTTTACCGGGCCATTGGGCGGGAAAATTTCCTTCATGAAGCGCGCGGAGAAATCCACGCACGCTTCCACCAGCATCGGGTGAACGACCTTATTGGCGCCCGTAAACTGCGCGCCGCCAGGAGCGTCATCGCCCAGGCCAGTGCGGCGGAGGCCCTCCTCGTAAAGCTTGTCGCGCTTTTCGCGGGCTTCCTTGTCTCGGTCTATCTTTTCAAGAAGATCGTTTACCGCTTCTTTGAGAAGCGCCGGATCAACCTCTTCCACAATGTTCGCAAAGTGTTCCAGGTTGCTTTGATTTTCTTCTTCATTCTCAAGCCGAATGATTGCGCCACCATCTTCAGTGTCCCTCACTTCGCTGTTTTTGTCGTCCAGAAACTCTACAGTTTCGCCGCGATCATCGTCGTCATCATTGAGAGTTTCAGACATATTGTGCCTCAATCTGTTTTGCGAGCTGGTCTACCGCCCGCGGATCATAGGCGGAAACTGAACCTCCGCCAGCGTATTTGGCATGCAGCTTGGCCAGACCGCCATGGGCATAGCCGCGCCCGTAATCCATGCCGTAGCCTGCTGCACCATATGCCGGCGTGGGCTCCGGCGCGTTGAAGACCCCAGGCTCATAACTCATGACCGTGGGATCCAGGCCCAACTCTTTGCCGATTTCGTTGCCAATCATGCCGCCAATCGCGCCAGCACCAGGAATGCCAGTTGCGAGGCCCATTAGGCCGCCGACAACCCCCAGCGCGCTGACGCTGACCGCCGGCGTCTGGTTGCCAAGCTCATCAACATTGACGCCCACCTGCATGCCCGGCGGTGACATCGCGCTCTGGACGCCGTAGCCCAAGGCTTGCCCAAAACCGATTTCGCCGCGCCCCAAGGCACCAATGGCTTCAGCAATACCCGGCGCAGCATTGAAGCCAGTCGGCGCTACGCCACCCGTGTCGGCAATACCAAAGCCTCGGCCAGCCTCTTGCGCGGCCACGGCCGTGTTCATGTTGGCGGCTTGTTCGGTGCCCTCAGGATCTGCGTTTGACATACCTTGGTTGCCTTGGCCTGGGCCACCGCCAGCGCCAGCACCCGTAGGGCCAGCGCCTTGCCCCTGGTTGCCGGCAGCAGCATCTTGCGTAGATGCCTCAGAATTGGAATTGGCGTTGTCGCTGCCCGGCCCTTCTCCAGGCCCCTCATCATACGCCCGGATGCCGTGCTTGGTCATGCGGCCGGAACCACCGCGCGCCTTCAGCAGCGCAGCCTCCCGATCCGTGATGTAAGCAAGCTTATGCTCCTGGCCGCCAATGTAAGTTTTGGCCGGCGCCTCTACCTCGCCGCCCTCGGCAAACTCCTGCACAATCCGGTCAATCTCATCCGGGTCATACGCAGTTGCAGGCTCACGCACCATGCCGCCCTCGGCATACTTCTGATCCAACTCAGCAAGCCCGCCCTTGGCGTAGCGGCGCGTGATGTCGATAATCTCAGGGTCGAAGACCGCGTAGTTAGATGTGCCGCCGACACCTCGGCTTCCGGCATCGAGGTAGCGGGTGCCGGGAATGCCAGCCTGCATGAGAGCCACACGAGCCTCTTCCGGGGTCATGCGGAGAACGCGCTGGTAAATTTCCTGCCCAGTGGGATCACGAGGTTGCGGAGGCAATGCGCGACCCGGATCGTTGTACAGGGCGTCTAGCATGGCATCATCGTAAGCCCTCGCAGCGTCTGAATCGGCGCGTAGGCCAAACCGTTGAAGCGACTCTTGCACCTCGCGAGACTGCTGACTTAACGGAGCATCCCAGTTGAGGAAGTCGCGCGGGGCGGCGTTTAAATTAACTTCGTACATGTGGCCGGGATTTTGCATCACAGAAAAATTTTTATTTACTGCGTCCCGCGCCGCGCGCACTTCATTCCAAGAAGGAATCGGAATCCCCTCTTTCAGTAAATATTCGCGCGGAATGTTTTTGAAAAATCTATCAGCCGCAGAAAAAGGGTCATCGTTATGTGAGATCATGTGATGAATTATTGCTTTTTGCAATTCATCGTCAGGTTCAATTTCTCCAATTGGTTTACCTTGAAACAATGGAGTTTTTCCTGAAAGCGAATCCCTATAACTCCTTGCCACCTCTTCATTTTCGGCAAAATAAAGCCCACGCCCATAAGCCTGCGCGCCTTCACCAGTACCAATCTTGCTGATATCAAATTCCTCAAACTTGTGCGGACTGCCATGGTAGGCGCGGATCAAACGCCGCAGGCGGCTGGCTTCAGCCTCGCTTGGCTCCAAGGACGCAAGGGCAGCAGACCCTGCAAGCCTCGCCGCACGACCTCCAGGCCCAAGCGCTACCATAAGAGCTAGATCCAGCGGGCTCTGCGGCAGCAGCACATCGGCCACGCCCTGAGCAGCGTCGCGGCCCGCAGTACGCAGGGCCTCCATCTGCTCGGCACGCGTCGGCTCGGTCGTGCGACCCGTCTGCGCCTTCATGCGCGAGAGCAGGCGACGGTCATATTCGGCGTCTTCGTCGCTCGTGACCTCGCCACCCTCGGCGTATTTTTGGTCGAGGTCTTTGAGGTTGCGGGCGACTGCGGGGCTCGCTTGCCGGTGCGCTTCTTCAAGCGCAGCCCGGTAATAATTTTCAAAGCCCGGAGGAAACTCCATCTCCTTAAAAACAGTTTCGGGCGTCCCATAACGTCCAAGAAGAGTCACAGCATCGCGCCCAACACTGTTCACATGGTCACTACGGCTAAGGCCCGAAGCTCGAATAGCTTCGTCAAGTTGAGGCTTATTGATTCGGGCAAAAATATCTTCAACCTGTGTGACGGGAACTTCTCGGGCTCCAAGTAAACGCAAGGCGTCTATGCGATGCGCGCCTTCAATGACGTTACCGTCCTGATCGACAATAATGCGGGAGAAATAGCCATCTGGACCGGCGATACGATCTGCAAGCTCCT